ATCAAGGGCGCGGGCGCGTTCTTCAACGACGCCGTCATCAACGGCGACACCGCCGTGGACGAGGACTCCTTCGAGGGCCTGTCCACGATGCTCGCCGGGTCGAACACCGAGTTCGACATGTCGACGGCGCCGGGCGGCGACTGGGGCGCGGTCACCGACCGTGCCGCGGGCATCGCCGTGAACAAGGCGCTGCGCAAGGTCATCGCGAAGATGGACGGGCGCCCCGACATGCTCCTCATGAACGAGGACGCGATCGCGGCGCTGCAGGCCGTCGCCGACTACACCCAGCAGCTCACCGAGCTGACCCGGTGGGGCCAGACCATCACCGCATGGAACGGCATCCCGCTGATCGACATGGGCGAGAAGGCCGGTTCCGGCGACCTCGCGATCCCCACCGACGAGGACGGCACCACGGACGTGTACGCGATCCGTCTCGGCCTCGACGGCTTCCACGCCGCGTCCACCATCGGCGGGAACATCCTCCGCACCTGGCTCCCGAACTTCTCCACGCCCGGCGCGGTGAAGACCGGCGAGGTGGAGCTGGGGCCGATCGCCCCGGTCTTGAAGTCCACCAAGGCCGCTGCGGTCCTGCGTGACGTGAAGGTCGGCTGACCATGGCTGATCCCCGCGATTACGTGAACCCCACGGTGGTCGGCACGCCCCTTCGGGATGGCGCTGTCGACCCCCGTGAGGGGGACTTCCTCGGTCCCCTGAACGCTGGCCTGGCGGGCGAGGACGGCAACCCGCACGGCATCAACGTCGTCTCTCCGCAGATCCATGCGAGCGACGGCATCCGCCCCGTCCGGCCCGGCGCCGTGTCCGCTGACGCGGCGCAGCAGGACGCGGACGAGAAGGACCACCTGAAGCAGCACCTCGGCATCGAGCCCGATCCCGATCCCGAGCCGGACCCCACCGACCCGGAGGACCCGGGCGACGAGGAGGAGGAGTGACCATGGCGAAGATCATCGCCCCCAACCAGAAGTTCACCGGCAAGCGTGCCGGTGTCGCGTTCGTCGACGGGAAGGCGGACACCGACGACGAGTCGGCGATCCGCTACTTCGCGAAGCACGGCTACAAGGTGGAGGGGAAGGCCAAGAAGGCCGCTCCGAAGCCGCCGCCCGCGAAGCCCGAGGACCCGGCCACGGACCCGCTCGCGGGCCTGAACGTCGAGGAGCTGCGCGCGCACGCCGCGGAGAACGACATCGACCTCGGCGGCGCCCGCACGAAGGCGGAGATTCGCGACGCGATCGCCGCCGCGGCGCCGGTCGCGGACTCCCCCGCCGACGCCTGATCGAGGAGGGGTCGTGCGCAACTACATCACCGCCGACCGGGCGAAGAAGTGGGACGTCGACCCCGAGGACACGCACCTGTGCGAGTCGGCGTCCGCGATGATCGACCACCTCACGAAGGGCGCGATCTACGACACGGACGCCGACGGCTACCCGACCGGTGACCTGCGGGACGTGTTCGACGCGGCGGCGTGCGCCCAGGCGCAGTGGAGCGGTGACCTGCCCAAGACGGGCGGTGACTCCCTCGCCGGGGGCACGTCGTTCATGTCGCTGACCCTGCCGGGCTCGGGCTCGCGCAGCGTCGGAGAGGTGATGGAGACGCGCGTGGCGCCGGAGGCGTTCACGATCCTGTCGGCCCACAACCTGCTGTTCAACGCCCCGTCGGCTGGCGGGTGGTCCCGGTGAAGCGGATCCCGTCGCGGCTGACGCCGCACACGGTGCACGTGGAGCCGGTGCTGCCCGCCGACTTCGGGGCGCCGGAGCGGTTCGGGCCGATGCAGAAGGTCGAGGCCGTGCAGGTCGTCGACCGGGATCTGCGGGAGGTCGTCGCGTCGGGCGCGATCGAGGTCGTGTCCTCGGCGCGGGTCGGTGGGAACGCTGGCCCGGAGGACTACATCTTCAAGGCCGGGGACCGGGTGACGCTGTGGAAGGACGAGCCGCGCGAGCGGGTCGAGACGGTCAAGAGCGTCGAGTACGGCGCCCAGACCGATCGGGTCCCTCCACAGCAGATCGCGACCCTGTCGTGAGAGGAGGACGGTCATGAACAGCTTCGGCATGACGTGGCGCGGCCCGGAAATCGCGGCACGGGTGCAGGGCGCGAAGCGTCAGGCGCTCGGGAAGGGTGCGGCGCTGCTCCTGGCCCGCACCATCCCGGACGTGCCCCTGCAGGACGGGCCGCTGTCGGACTCGGGCGCGATCGACGTCGACGACGAGGCCGCGTCGGTGTACTTCGACACCCCGTACGCGGTGCGACAGCACGAGGAACTCGGCTACCAGCACCCCAAGCGCGGCAAGGCGAAGTACCTCGAATCCCACGTCGTGGAGGACCAGGGCATCGTGTCTCAGGTCGTGGCGGCGGAGGTGCGACGTGCTCTCGGATGAGGCCCTGTCGCGCCACCTCGCCGAGCTGCTCGCCGACGCGGGCATCGGCGCCACCACGCCCACGCCGGGCGCTCCGCTCATCGCAGCGAAGCGCGTCCCGGCCACCCCGGACGTCGCGATCGGCGTCACGGTCTACCTCGCCACGGACTCGCTGCTGACGCACACGCGCCGGGCACAGTTCCGGTTCCGCGGCGCCCCGAACGACCCGTTCGGCCCGGACCGCATCGCAGATCAGGTGTTCCGCCTGCTCCACATGCGCCATCACGACGGCCACGTCTCCCGCATCAGCCGGGAGTCCATCGCGTCGCTCGGGATGGACGGCAACAAGCGCGACGAGCGCACCGACAACTACGAAATCACTCTGAACACCGGAGGTTCCGCATCATGACCCAGACCCCTCTGCCCCCCTACGATCCGGCTCTGCCGCAGACCAACTTCGGGTACTCCTACGAGTACGGCGTCGACATCCTGCTCCCCGCTGCGGCGGAGGAGGAGGAGAAGTGGCAGCCGTTCCGGCGCGTGACTGGCGTCGACCCGACCGCCCCGCCGATCACCACGGAGGCCGCGACCTACGACGACAAGGGCTCCCCGAACGCGCCGAAGATCGGCGAGTCGTGGGCGCTGAACTTCCAGGTCCAGGTCCAGCGGCACCCCGCCACGGGCCTGTACCTCCCCGAGGTGGAGCGCCTGATGGACCTCGCCGACCCGAACGCGGTCGGGAACCTCGCCATCGGCGACTTCCGCTGGTACGACAAGCCCCGCGCGGGCGAGCCGAACCCGGACGACGCCTACCAGGGCAAGGGCACCGTGCAGATCAGCCGCGGCCAGACCGGCAACGACGGCGTCGGCCAGTGGACGGTGGCGGTCACCGGCCTCGGCCCGCGCACCCGCATCAACAACCCGTTCTCCTCGTGGGTCGGCGCTGAGGCGACCGAGCCCGACGACGAGACCGGCGCCTGAGAAGGAGTCAGCAACCCATGGTGAAGGATCTCTCCGCCTTCGCGGCCCCGGCCTTGGACATCGCTCTGAGGCCGGGCCGGAAGGTCACTATCTACCCCCCGTCCGTGAAGGACGGCGCCGCGCTCGCGTCGATCGTGACGCTCGGCTCCGCGATCGGTCAGGGCAAAGTCTCCGACGCGACCGTCGAGATGTTCCAGTCCACGACGGAGGGCATGTCCGAGGAGGACGTGAAGCGCCTCGCCGTCGGCGACCGATACGACTGGATGGTCGAGCAGGGCTGGTCCTGGACGGACATCGAGACGGTGTGCATGTACGCGACCTACTACTGGGTGTTCGGTGAGCGCGTCGCCGACCAGATCATGGCCGCTGACCAGGACCAGAGGCAGGGCAAGCAGGCCGGTCCGGGAAAACGCCGCGGACGTGGGAGGAATGGGCGCCGTACGGCATAGGTGAGCCGGACGAGTACGGCATCTACGCCGACTACCGCACCCCGGACTCGTTCGCGCAGGAGGCGGCGGGCCGCGGCGTGTCCGTGCCGTGGGCGGCGCTGCTCGACGACTGGGAGACGGTCGTGATGGACGTGCACGCGGTGTTCGGCGAGGTGTGGCACCGCTGCCTGAAAGAGCCGTGGCCGTGGTGGCGCGGCATGGTCCTGAACCTGCTGCAGCGCCCGGACTCCATCGCCTACCAGAAGCACATCCTTCCGCGTCTACCGAAGACGTAACCGCAGGTCACAACTGAATAGGGGGTGCGCCCATGGCGCTCAATGCCGGTGAGCTCGTCGCATATCTGCGGCTCGACGACACGGAGTTCCAGAGCACCCTCGCCAAGTCCGGGAGCGGGCTGCAGAACCTCGGCCAGTCGGCGCAGAGGTACCTGCAGCCCCTCGCGACCGGGTTCGCGGCCACGACGACGGCGGGCGCCGGAGTCGCGGCGATGCTCCTCCGCCAGGGCGTCGCCTACAACACCCTGCAGCAGCAGTCCCGCGCCGCGCTGAAGTCGATCACCGGATCGGCTGAGGACGCGAACAAGCAGATGGACAAGCTCGACGAGTTCGCACGGAACAGCCCGTTCTCGAAGGCCACGTTCATCACGGCGCAGCAGCAGATGCTCGGCTTCGGCATCGAGGCGGAGAAAGTCGTCCCGTACCTCGACGCGATCCAGAACGCGACCGCGGCGATCGGTGGCTCGAACCAGGAAATCGGCGACCTCGCGTTCATCATGGCGCAGATCAGCAGCGCCGGGAAGATCACCGGCCAGGATCTGATGCAGTTCGGCTCCCGCGGCGTGAACGCGGCGAAGCTGATCGGCGACCAGATGGGCAAGACGGAGAACGAAATCCGTGAGTCCATCACGAAGGGCACCCTCGACGCGGACAAGGCCCTCGACATGCTCGCGCAGGGCATGGCGGAGACGTACGAGGGCGCCGCGGCGGGCGTGAAGGACACGTGGGTCGGCGCGACCGACCGTATCCGCGCGGCGACGCGCGACATCGGCGCGCTGCTCGCGTCCCCGTTCGTCGACCCGCAGGGCGGCGGCATGGCGTTGGAGTGGGCGAACGGCCTCGCGGACCTGCTGCGCGCCGTCGAGGGCCAGGCGAAGCCGCTGATCCAGGCGCTGCTGCCGTCGCTGATCCCCCTGTCGGGGAAGATCACGGACGCGCTGCAGGCGGCGACGGACGCGGTCAACGACATGGACCCGTCGGAGGTCATGGCGTTCTTCTCCCGCATGGGCGAGTACGCGACCCCGATCGCGGCGGTGTCGGCTGGCCTGTTCGCGATGGGCACGAACGTCGGGATCCTCGCCCGGATGGGCCTGAC